CTGTAGTACTTGCTGGAACCATTAATTTATAAGTCGATTGCTTGTATTGAACGCTTACGCTGCCAACTGAATGCCAAGGTGTTAAATCTTCCAGGGTGTCACCGAATTGTTGCTCGATAACAATAGATGTAGGTTTGCTTGGGGAAGTGGCTATTTTGAATTTAACTTGGTGTTGCGTTGGGTTGTCAGTTAATTCGATTGTCTCACCCGTATCTTTAGCTTCGTCAAAATCGGTTTGAGTTGCATTGGCGTGTGGGTAAGTTGTAACCGTACCTTTTGCCCAAAAACCATCAACAATCGCTTGGCTAGGAAATATACCAGCGCCAAGCAATAACTGAGCAGCACCACGGTTAGCGTAACCATCCTCAGTATTTGGATCGCTAGCGAAACCCGTGCCGGTAGCACTAGCTAAAACGGTTTTACACAAGTCCCCGACTGTTGTACTGACTGTTGCTGATAGATTAATAACAGTAGTGTTAGCTGTGTTTGACTCTAATAAACTCAAAATGCCGTTCATGCCAAAATATTGCATGGATTGACCGGCAGTTATTTTAGTATAAGTAGTTACTGAAAATGACTGAGCATCAGCTAACGTATCAAAATCTTTTAATTCACTCATTTTTAACCGCCCCAATTAACATTATAATATTCGTCGTTTTCAATAGACGCTCTACAGTGATTTTCTTGTTTAAATAGTATTTTGAATAACAGATTGATTGCCACTTCCATTTTCAAAGCTATACCGTTTTCACGTATTGCGTGATAGCCAACTCGTCCAGATACATTGGTATCCATGCTGCCTCCCAAAATAGTATTTGCAGCTTGGTCTTGCGATAAAAACATGTTTAGTGACCACTGTTTAAACAGCACTTTTTTGCCAAAAATATTAGCCTCTTCTTTGAATTTAGAAGCAATGAAGACAGGTACAAGAACGGGTGACATGGGTATAAAAATTAAAATCCAAAATACCACTACTATTAACAAAAACAGCAATGCAATAGTCCAGTATTTGAACCAATCTTTTATTTGTATTAACACCCACATGCTAGCCATTATTACTCTCCACTTTGCAGTTGTAGCGTTACTATGATCACACTGGCTTTAACACTAATTTTTGGTTAGCCAACGTAAGACGTAATTGAAATATGGCGATAAGTTTTTGATTAAACGTCATCTCACCTCCCTCAGTGTATTTCTCTAGCTATATTTTGCTTCTGTAGGTTTCATTGGTAAGCCTCTTCTTGTGTAATTGGGGTGTTTAGGATTTCATCTGCGCGACCTGCTGCTAGATGGCCTTGAGACTCAAGGTATTGAACGCCCCCTATAGTTTCGGGTAGCGACAAGTCGATGTAAGTTGCCTCACTAACCAAATCCATAAAATCAAAGATAATGTCATCAGTTTTTGCTGCATTACGGATGGCTATTCGCTCGGCTTGTGTCATGCGCTGTTTGAACTTGATGCGCGTTAGCTTAGGCAGAGGTGTGGACTGCCCAGCGACACCCGCGCTTTCAATCTTGTGTGTGCCACTGTCATAAATTACGTTCATAGTATTGGCCTTGCTAAGTAGATTAAACTTATTGATGTATCAGTCGCCATTTGGACTTCTAGCAATAAAGACGAATTGCACTGAATTGCTTCTTGTGGTATCCCCGCAGCAAGACCATTAAGCAAATTTTGGGTTGAATTGCTAGAAACAAATGATGCGTCCCATATAACTACGCCATCTATAGTTAGCTTTATAGTTACGTTCTCAGCAGCAACCGCGTCGAGCCTTAATAGAGTTATGCAAAATTTGCCAGTTAAACTAATTGCCGTGGTAAGTCCTGCCGAGGCATTTATGCCTGTTATTATTTTATACGTAGCTCCGCTGGCAGGGAAGTCTAAATCGGGCGCGAGCCTTACCAAGGCGTTAGGCGCAATTGGTAATGCCAACTCATTAGCTACCGCATTTTCCATCAAAGTAGCGGTATCTGCCACACTCATATCAAGTGCGTCTAATCTCGTATCTATGGATGTGGTTGACATTCCAAGCTTAACCGCTGCTATTTTCAATTCGAGTAAGTAAGCTAGGGTTTGCGTACCGTCTAGCGCGTCTATGTCGGCTTGAACTAACCCTATTAATGTCGTGTTATTTGCCATTGTTTAAATTCCTGCTAAGGCTAGTCTTCTAGCGCGATTAATGCTCGAGTCTAGGTTGTCGAGTGAAGTTTGAAGGGTTGATATATCCGCGACATTAATAATCACGTCAGCACTGAGCGCCTTACCGTTAATGGTGCGCGTAGTTGGCACAGCAAAAACGTCTGCGGCTTGCAGTACAATGTCTGCACTTAAAGGTTTGCTATTGACTGTCCTCCAGGATGGCACAAAGTCGCCACTCACAGTTGCTAATGTTTGATTTGCATACTCTTGCGCCTTAATAGCCCAGTGCATTGCCGAATAAGCGCTTGTGCCTGTGACAACTACATTAGAGGCATTAGATGCCCACTCTTGGGCCAAGTCTCTTGCGTCTACGGCTAAACCTGCTTGCGTGGTGGTAGTTGTTACATTCGCTGCTGTGGTCGCTAAATTGCTCGCCACTGCACTAGTGTTTGTGCTTACCTCGCCTTGCCATGTGTTGATTTGATTATACTTGGTGCTAACTTCATTAAATTGAGATTGGAATAAAGCGGCAGAGTAAAGGGTGATGTTTTGATTGCCATCAATGTACAAAAACGAATCGGCTGCATTGACTTCCGGTATCACCGCATTACCTGTAAAGGTATCGGGCAACCTCAACCTTTTACCTAGTTCAAGCTCTGTCGCTTCAAATCCTGAATCGATAGCTTGATGATCAGTGTTGTATTTATCTGATCTTATCGTGCTACCAGCAACAACTGGTGCGATAAAGTTATAAAAGTTATTTGGCATTAGCGTCTGCGCCCTCTTGGTGAATAGTGCAAAATTATGCTGTTTAAAATATGAGGGGCTTCCCCAACTGTATTACCTGAGAAAGTCATGGAAATGTTGCGAGATACGCCATCAATATAAACATCAGCGGTAAAGGTAGAGGCTGACGACCATTTGGCTTCATCCCACGTACCTTCATCCCAATAACCACCACCACCAATCGCTACAATTTCTGTCGCTGGGTGGTAAGGAGTATTCGGATCAGAATAATCAAAGTCAGGCGAGCATGTAATAGTGGCTTGTGATGGAGTGTCTATTTCTAACACAACTTTACGCCAACGCTTTTTCACTTCAGTGTTACCAAAGCTGGCAAATGCTGGTCTAACAACATGGGGGATTTCAGCGCCATCAAAGCTGCCGCCTTTTTCGGCTTGATAGATATACCCATCATCAGAGCCAAAGTAGACCACTTCAAAGCCGTTACTATCTTCGCCAGAGTAAGCGCAGTTCACCACCTTGCCATAATCAAAGGTGCTAAACCCGGCTACCTCACGACCAAAGAACGTACATATAAGCCCTGTGCCATCAGTAAAACAAACGCGATACTGGTTCTTTTCTTTAACTGAGAATGAGGCTGTAACGTTACGTGCGTATTTTTGCAATAAGGGTTCGACTTTCTGTGATATAGTAGCCATATCAAAGTTACCGAACTCTTGTACGCGATTAAGGCGGGTCATACCCCTATCATCTAAATAGATAGCATCACCAATGGTTTGCACGCTATGTTCAATAGCTCCTGTGGTTTTCGATAAGTCTTGCAATTGGAAGTCGGCTTTTGATGTGCCGTATAATACGTAGGTGCGGTTTTTACAAAATACCGCCATAGAATTGTTAGCTTGCAGGTCTAACGCTGTGATTTCATCACCTGCGCCAATCTCACCACCGTTTACAAAGTCGGTAAAATCTCCCACAGCAGTAAATACAAATGTGCCGCCTGGATAAGCATTGACCATGACTTGCGAGGCTAGAACTTCTAAATGAGTAGGCTTTTTGCCGGGTATAGGGCCGCTTATTTGAATAAACTTATCACCGTCAAATTCAAACAAATCGTTAACACCATCAACACCGTAAAGCTTGATAGTAGATGACGATGCACCAGAGTTAGCTATAACAAATTCATAGCGTCCAGAGGGGGTTAAAAATGGCGTAGTGACAACTTGCCAGCCTGTATCAGAGGACTCGTACATATAACAACGTGAGCCATCTTCACTGTCTCTAAAGGCATAAGTATTGCCATTGTATGACACGACCCCACGTATTACGCCAGAACCAGGCACTGGTTGAATTAATGCGCGTCTTGCGTCCTTTTCAGCGTCTATTGCTGCAAGCTCTGTAGTTTCATCACTAAACGGGTAGCCGGGCAAATCAATAGGTTTAACATCTGAGGGAGCTAAACGACCGTCAAAGCGCTCATAACCAAGAATGCGTTGATAGCGGCTTAGTGTATTAACTTCATAGTTGAATAGTTGTATTGCTTCACCAGCGCCTAACTCAAGCACTGAAGCAGCTAGATTCAAGCCACCTTTAAGTATGATCTGTTGTGTTTGGATATTTCTATTCATCCAAAGGTCAACTCAGGTAGTTGATCGCGCTCTAACAGGTTTACCCACTGCTTATAATCAATGCTTGATTGCTGGTATCTGTATGTATCATCTTCGTATTGCGCGTAGTACATCAGCGCTTTTTCGATAATCGCTTGATGATAGTCAGCAGGTACAGTACAAATATCACCGTTAGCCACAAGCGAAACAGGTTTTTTGTAGTAATCAAAATTCAATGTCTCCACCCTATCTGGCACAGGGTACAAATGAATCTTCCTGTCGGGTGAAATGGTTATGCACTCAGGCATACCAGCGCGATCAGATAAACCCGGCTTACGGATATTCTCTAACCACCAATCCCACTTCTTAACCGTGATTTCACGCTTTCCGCTTAATACCACGCTCAAATCTTTAACATTGGTAATAGACAAGTCGCCAGGTAAGTAGGTCTTAATGCCTATTTGGGTATTACCTATTGATGTTGCCCACATAAAACGCCAATCCCTGCGTTCTAGTTGTACGTCAAGGGCAGCTTTTGCCACCCATGAAACAATCTTAGAGAGAATGCCAGTTTGCCCGGTTACGGCTGCTGGCCCTTCACCTGAAATGCCCGATACCTTACGGACTTGCTGACATAACTCTAAAAAGGTCATCGTTATGGTTTCTCAATAATCTGATAAGAGTATGTTGGGATTTTGCGCCATGTTTTACTCTGCGCGTCTA